CCCGTAGGGCCTGGGACTGTAGAGTCAACACCTTGTGGGCCCGTAGGTCCAGTATTGCCCTGAGGGCCAATCTCACCCTGTGGACCCGTAGGTCCTGGAACCGTGGAATCCGCGCCTTGTGGTCCTGTAGGTCCAACTTCACCCTGAGGTCCTGTAGGTCCAATATCTCCATGAACGCCAGGCTCGCCTGCCGGCCCTGTTGGACCTACTTCACCCTGTGGACCTGTCGCCCCTGGGATAGTTGAGTCAGCACCCTGAGGTCCTGTAGGGCCTACCTCGCCTTGCGGTCCAGTCGGTCCAGGAACCGTAGAGTCTGAACCCTGAGGTCCCGTAGGGCCAATATCACCCTGTGGCCCTGTGTCACCTTGTGGTCCAGTTGGACCTACTTCACCTGGTAATCCTGCATCACCCTGAGGTCCTGTTGGACCTACTTCACCCTGTGGACCTGTCGGCCCTGGGATGGTGGAGTCTTCACCTTGTGGTCCAGTAGGTCCAATCTCACCCTGAGGCCCAGTGGGGCCAGGCACTATTGAGTCGGCACCTTGAGGACCTGTTGGGCCAGTGGCACCAGTCAGACCAACTTCACCCTGTGGGCCGGTGGGTCCTGGAACTGTAGAGTCTGCACCTTGAGGCCCTGTGTCGCCAGTGACGCCTTGTGGTCCAGTTGGACCAATTTCACCCTGTGGGCCGGTCGGGCCTGTTGCGCCAGTTAGACCGATCTCTCCCTGTGGTCCAGTATCACCCTGTGGGCCTGTAGGTCCAATCTCACCCTGTGGGCCGGTATCACCCTGAGGTCCGGTTGGGCCAATCTCGCCTTGCGGCCCTGTAGGGCCTAGATCACCTTGAGGTCCGATGTCGCCTTGTGGTCCTGTTGGTCCAGTATCTCCCTGTAAACCCTGACTGCCCTGAGGTCCTGTTGGACCTACTTCACCCTGTGGACCTGTCGAGCCATTATCTCCTTGAGGGCCTGTTGGACCCACTGCGCCCTGAGAACCAGTTGCACCTTGCGGCCCTGTGTCGCCAGTGACGCCTTGTGGTCCAGTTGGTCCAATAGGTCCTACAATCTGACCAGCATCATACCAAGAAGTGCCGTTCCAGATATATAGGTTGCCCTCTGACTCAACAATGTATGAGTCATTGATGTTAGCGCTAGCTGGCAGATCAACTACTTCGGCAACTGATCCAACTAAAGTTATTGAGACACCCTGAGCACCCATGGCACCAGTTGGACCTACTGCGCCTGTTGCACCTGTTGCACCTGTTGCACCTGTTGCACCAGTTGGGCCAATGTCTCCCTGAGGGCCTGTTGGTCCTATATTTCCCTGAGAGCCTGTTGGACCAGTGGGGCCTGGGACTACGGAGTCTGCACCAGTCGGACCAGTCGGACCAGTTGGACCCGTGGCTCCTGTATTACCTGTTAATCCTGTAGCACCAGTCGGACCAGTTGCGCCAGTCGGGCCTGTGGCTCCCGTTAGGCCTATGTCTCCAGTTGCTCCAGTTGGTCCAGTGATGCTCAGGCCTGATGACCCCTGAGGTCCAGTTGCTCCTGTAGGGCCAGTTGGTCCTGTCGCACCGTCTTGGCCATCAAGTCCGTCAGCGCCAGCTGGACCTGTTGCCCCAGGTGCTCCAGTTGGTCCAGTAGCGCCAATTGGGCCAGGCACTGTGCTGCTTGCACCAGTTGCACCCGTAGGTCCTGTAGCGCCGGTAGCACCAGTGGGGCCGGTAGCACCTGTAGCACCGGTGGCTCCTGTAGGTCCCCCGGATGGGCCGGTCGGGCCAGCAGGCCCCTGAGGCCCTGGACCCTTGACATCTACATATGCAAAGTTGTCGGAGAGTACCATTATTTGGTTACCTCAGCTCTTACGATAAATTTTCCTTGAATAATTCGAGTAGTGTCGCCCGCGTTTGCTGTTTCGACTTCGATGTCGTATACATATGAGTCTGGTTCATACTCAGCCATGTCGGCAGGTGGGATTAGTAGAGTGATCGTACCCGCTGTACCATTTACAGTTAAATAGCCATTCTCTGTTGTATACTCGGCAACATCAACCAAAGCTGGATCGTGGTTTACTCTGTCCCAGCGGCGAACCTGCATACGAGCTGAATATCCTACAAGGCTTATAATTCGACGTGCGGAATTTTTAATTGTAAAAACCTGGTGCACAGTCGCTCCTTGATCTACTACAAGATCGTGGATATTGCCGCGGAGAAAGCTCATAAAGCATGTCCTTATTGGGGGCTAGACTAGTCTCTATAATTTTACCCTAAATTTTTTAGATTTAGTTTAGCCAGCTCCCGTCTGTAGTAGAATATTCACATGTTTACGCAACCTTTTGGTGAAGATTTAGAGATATATGTCTATGAAGACTTTCTATCAATTGATGAATTGGCATATCTAGACTCTCATATAGAGACGGCCAACCTAAAGAATCTCTGGCAAGGGGAACCAGGAAACACTGTTGATAGTGGTAACTGGAGGAATAGAAATCTTTTTCTACAAAGAAGCGATGAAACAGTAGCATTAGAAGAAAAAGTTGCAAAAGCTTATAGTGAGAAAATTGCTAACCTATCTGAGCTGGGCGCTAGTGGTCAGTTTAAAGGATTAGGGCCAATAAATAGAACAATGTCCGGTCAAAGTCTGCCGGTACACGACGACATGGGTCCACCGGAAATGAATTTACCTGTAGCTCATGGGTTGATTTTATACTTGAATGATGATTTTACTGGTGGGGAGTTGTACTATCCAGGGCTGGGGCTAGAGATAGCACCTAAACGGGGACTCTTGGTCGCCCACTCTGCCTCAAAAAAGTATGCTCACGGAGTGAAGGAAGTGATATCAGGAATCAGATATGGTCTGACTATGTTTATTGACCGCGCTCCTAGTGAGAAGCACCTTTAACCCAAAAAACGGGCGACATATACTTTACGCCTGAAAGTATTTCTAACGACTGGTGGTAAAAAGGCTCTACAGAAGGAAAAATCACTACGCTGCCAGCACTTGGCTTTATTGTCACGCCTTGCTCCGGGAAGTTTAGCTCTCCCCCAATGCAATCGTCATTCAAATACAAAACTCCAGACATTACTGGTTCAGTTGTCTGTCCTGGATATACGTCAACATGTGGTCCCATGGATGCCCCTTTAATGTATTTAGATATGCTGAGCGGTGATGGATGAAAGTACTCCAGCTGATTAGCTTCGCAATAGTGACGTCCAGCGATCTCTAAAACCTCGGTCAAACTTTTATATATCAATTGGACTGAAGGAGAGCTTGTCAACAACTTAGCACTATTAGTCTGTTTTTGACTACCGAAGACATAGCTTTTGTCGTCAGAGGCAGTCCAATCTGACCAGGGCAATATTGCGTCAGAATCGGTCAAGCTCTTGTCAGTATCTTCAATTAAAGAAAGTATTTCTAGATTATTTTTTAGTATGGTTTTATAGTAAAAAATGCGATCCGAGAAAACTTCTACATCTAAATTTGACATAACTGTATTGTACTATAGCGATCGTTTCCACGCCGTGCCGATGTGATATTTTTCGCCTTCAGTTATTAAAGTCGATTCATGGTAGAACGGCGCGACGCACGGGAAGATCACTAAAGTCCCTAAAGATGACTCTACAAAAACATCCTGCTCTTTGAAATATAGGTCTCCGCCTTTTTTGTCACTATTTAAGTAGAGAAGTCCAGTAGCAATTGGAGCTAAGTCTGGCTCCCCGTCGTAGTCTACGTGAGGCCCCATTTCTTGTCCATTTGTGTAATGGAAGGTGGAAAAGCTAGACCAGTATCTTCCGTCTTGGTAGTCTAGGCCTAAAGATTCGTGATAAAACTTTCCTGCGTCAAACAGAAGATCCTTTACCCAGTGGAAATAGTCCAACACTTCTTTGTTCTTTGTGTTGGCCATTCTTTCGCCTGAAGGCTCGACTGCCCGCTTTGTACCATAAACGTGAGGCGAGTCTATTGATGAAGTTTTCCAGGGTTCTAACTTTTTTACTACATAGTCGTCAGCGTCTGGGAGAAGTCGGTCCAGATTTTTATGCATATCAATAATCCAAGCCGCCTCTTCTTTCGATATGACGTCTTTAATTACTAATATTTTTTCCGAAAAAAATTCTGCTTTGTCTGTGTTTAAACTAGACATCGCTATTTCCCTGATGCCAGAGTGCTTTCTGCTCAGTTTGTAGGATTCTTTCAAAAGCAATTTCGGCTTCTCTAGCAGCAAGTTCTTCTTCGGAATAGACTGAGTCTGCGTAGTCCCAGAAACCGACGATGGTGTATCTAGTTCCGTCAACAATTTCTTCTACTTTGTGGACGTTGTGGATGCCACCAGGGAAAGCAATCAGTGAACCCTGAGGTAGCTTTACGGTTAGATCGTGATCTCTAAATACAAGCTCTCCACCCTGATAGTTGTCGTTTAGGTACAAGATGCTTGCAAATTTGTTGTCACTCCAAGCCGTTGGATTGCCGTCTAGGTCAGAGTTATCGGAGTGCCATCTTGCAAATGACCCTGTAGGCCACGCCTGTGCATGAGTGGAGTTAGTGACAACTTCTCGTGAGAAAGCCTGCTCGATAGCAGCCTTTACCTCTAGTCTTAGCCACTCAAAATAGTTTTGGTTTCTCTCTTCTAGGCCAGATCGAACCAGTGCCTCTTGGCTTGAAACTAGAGCCATACCTTTTGAGTCGTAGAAGCATGTCTGCATCCAATGACCCTCAGCGGTGCCTTGATCTTCAAAGAAGTTGATAATCTGCTGGCACTGATCGGCGTCCATAAAGTTTGGAAATGTTGCAACATCATCTTTAAGCCAAACTACTTCTCGTACGTTAGGCGTGCTTGACATAGTTAACTCCTAATTAGTGAATTTGTCGCGATAAAACAATTATAGACGACCCGCGTGTTGGTTACTCGACGGTCCTACTGGACTTAATAAACTCTTTCTCACGCTCTTTTTCTAGTTCAGCCCAGGCTTCTTCGCCGTGCTCGGCTTCACCCGCTAGCCATTCGGGAGTGCCAGGAAAGTACTCTAACCAGAAGTTTCTAATAAACCAACGATCTCCAACCCTAAGAGTTTTTACACCGTGATAAAAAGGTTCTGTTGATGGGAAAATTAGAATATCGCCAGCCATTGGCTTATAGTCAAATCTAATGTCAGAGCTATCATCTTCTCTGTTGTCTCTAATGATAAACGCTAACTCTCCACCATCGTAGTTATCGTTTAGGTACATGGTGCATGTTAGCTTGAATTTGAAGCCCCTGGACTCTGCTTTTTCTGGCTGGTAGTCGGTGTGGTAGTGCATAGACATTTTATCTGTGACGCCGCCCTCCTCGCGGTATACACAAAGCGAAGGTGACTGGTGCATCCAATTGTCTAAATCGAATCCAGTTTCTTCCCTATACAACTTAGTAGCAACATAGAAATAATTTTCTATTGATGAATAGATGTCCGAATACTTTCCATTAGAAGAACTAACGTGATTTAGCCATTCTTCTTCTGAAGGGAAATCGTCCCAGGTCTTGTCTTCTCCGTTTATGCTGTCATTAATGTGGCCAAACACCCACCAATCTTTCCAGTCTGGCAGTGCTTTAATTTTTTCTAGAAGATCCTCGGGAGCTTTTATTCCTGCCCTAAATACCCATACCTGAGGGTGTAGCTTTTCCAGTCTGCCGTCGCTAAGCCTGTCTTCAATTTCCTTAGGTGTTAGTTCCACAATTCTCCTCTTTCCCAGGCTGCGCGCTGCTCTGCCTGTTCTTCTCTAACTCTGGCAAACTCTTCTTCCCATTCCGCTTTTCTATCTTCTGTGTAGTCTGCTTCTTCAAAATCCCAGAAGGAAACCATGGTGTATCTTTCGCCTTTAAGGATTTCTCTGACGCCGTGGATGTTCTCTACACCACCAGGGAAGACGTAATATGAGCACGAATTTGGCTTAATGTCGATGCCATGGTCTGGAAAATAAAGCTCGCCTCCCTCGTAGTCATCATTTAAGTACAAAATTCCTACGTACTTATTGATTTCAAATGCAGTAGGGTTTCCGTCAAAATCAGAATTGTCCGAGTGCGGGGCAGCAAACCCGCCTACGTACCATTTTTGCGCGTGAGATGTGTTTGGTCTAACTGGTCTACCGAAAATAGAAGATACGCAGTACTTATACTGCTCTCTCAGTTTGTCGAAAAAGTATTCCTCTAAGCCGCACTCCTGAAAAAGAGGATCATTTGGCGGGAGCCCCATGCCCTTAGAGTTGTAGAAAGCGATGTCACCCCAACGGTCATCCCCTACTTTGTCAAAATATTTGATCATATTTTTAGCAGTTTCTGGGTCTACAAAGTTGGGGACCTCAATTATTCTATTTTGAGTCACGCCTAGTTGGCTATTGTGGACTGGTTCATCCTTGTAGATAATGTATGTGGATTCATCTAGGTTTCCGATTATGCCCATTTATTACCTCTTGCCCATTCCTGTTTAGCAATTTCTTTTTCTTGTTCGACTATCTCTAGCTCTGCTTGCCACTCTTTTTGCCGCTCCTCCGAGTATACAGCATCAGCAAAATCCCAGAAGGAGACCATGGTGTACCTAGTTCCAGATAGTATTTCCGACACTCCATGTATATTCTCTACGCCGCCGGGAAAGACAACGTAAGATCCGGCTGAAGGTGCTATCTCAAGTACAGGGGTATTTATGTCTTCTTGGCTAGTGAAATATAGGGTTCCACCCTCATAGTCACTATTCAGATATAAAATTCCTACATATTTGTTTATCTCGAACGATGTAGGATTTCCATCAAAATCAGAGTTGTCGGAATGTGGGGTGGCAAATCCACCAACTTCCCACTTTTGAGCATGAGAAGTATTTGGCCTTACTTCTCGCTCAAATACTGATTCCACAGCTAGTTTAAATCTATTAGTTAGATCAGCAAAAAAGTTTTCAGACAACTCCACACTAGCTAGTGTCTCTTTGCTTGGGTTGATCCCCATCCCACTTGAATTGTAGAATGCAACGTCTCCCCAGAGCTCGGCGTTTAGTTCAAAAAATTTAATAATTTTACTGCAAGTATCTAAGTCAACAAATCCTGTAAATTCGACAATTTTATTTTGAGTTATGCCCAGCTTGCTTACGCTGGTTGGCTCGTCTCTATAGGTAATCTTTTTGGCAGCTACCATCTACTGCTCCTTAGGCTCGGGCTGTAGTTCTTGCCATTCAGCATGCTGAGCTTCGTAATACTTTCTTGTATCTTCTAGCTCTCGTTCTTTTTCTTCCCAGTATTCTTGAGGGTACTCGGAGTCTGCATAGTCGAATGATGCCAGCATTGTCCACCTAGTACCACTGAGGACCTCGGTGACTCCATGCACGTTTTCGTAGCCTACGTCGAAAACTACGACTGTCCCTGCTTCAGGTGCGATGTCGATATCATGATCTCTGAACACTAAATTGCCGCCTTCATAATCATCATTAAGATAAATGATGGTCACTAGTTTGTTTTCTCTCCACGCGTTTGGCGTTCCATCCAATTCCGTGTTGTCAGAGTGAAAATCCGCGTATGCTCCTGTTAACCATTTATGAGCACTTAAGCTTAAATTACGTAATTCTCTAGAAAAAACTTTCTCGGCTTCATTTTGCAGTCTAGCTCGTAAACTCTTCATAAATGAATCAGAAATAGTAGTGCTAGTGCCTGCTTCGTACGGCGCTAATGGGTCCATCACTCTGGCATTGAAGAAGCAAGTCATTTGCCATGCCTGCGAGTAACTTTCGTAATATTCGACTAGATTTTTACATTCTTCTTTAGTTAGAAAGTTTTTAATCTCTACTACGTCAGGCTTATGCTCTATGTAAGTCATGACGGCACCTACTTGTGGGACAGAATTGTCCAAAAGAATGGAACTGTGTATCTAATCCCAGACTCGATTGGGGTTATTCCGTGTATATAGTTCATGTCTCCAGGGAAGAAATATGCAGCGCCAGCTTTTGGCTTAAACTGAATGCCCTGATTTGGGAAGTAAAGTTCTCCACCCTCGTAGTCGTCATTGATATAAAAAAGTCCAGCAATGTCGTAGTACGGAAAGTCGTTTGGTTTCCCTCTGTGCTCGCCCTCGTGCAGTTCCTTGTCTGCATGCGGCATCTGAAGCTGACCTGGCAGCCACCTAACAATTGCAGGGCTAGTAGCTTTAGCGTCAACACTAAAGAACTCGTCTACGCGTTCCTTAAGTCTAAGCTGCATGTTGATGATTGTTTGTGAGATTCTAGGGTCAGCTTTGTCTAGTGTTGTTGCTGTAGCTACTCGGTCTTCCCAGTAGTTTGAATCATAAATTACAGTCCCGTCTTCGTTGTAGTGGGTCTCTGTCTTGTCCCAGAGCGTATTGCTCCTAATAAACGTATTTAAGAGCGAAAGCTCTTCTTCAGTCATAAAGTCTTCTATAGTTACAATATTTTCGGCTGAGTCACCAAAAAATCCAGAAGGCGTTATCGACTTACGATCGTCGTCGTGAAAATTAGTATATTCGTCTGAACCTGGAGATTGCATGACTATATTCTACCTTATTCGTACTTACGGCGTTCCCAGACTTCTTTCTGGTAAACACCACCATCTGGCTGCCTGTATTTGTCACTGTTTGCCATATTTTTCTTCATCATTTCTTCATAAGAAATGTCAACATCAAACTCTGACACCCAGTGCTCCCTTTTAAATGGAAGGATCTGTGCGTAAGGCGTTCCAGCAGGTATCACTCCTGTGAACCCTTTAACTACATAGAACGGCATAGTCCCCGGGAGGCTGACTTTGTCGTTATCTATAATTCCGCTTGTAGTCAAGAATGGTAGCTCAAACCTATTAAAAGGCTGCGTGTATAGTGCGCTATATCCTTCAGGTAACTCTACTGCCCAGTCTGCCCACCAAGCAAAGTGTTTTTGGTGGTACCCCATCGGTGGCATAAATTGTGGCATCGGCGGGCGATCTTGTAGAAAGTCTGCATTCTCTGGATTCATAACTTTTGCTTGAATCTGACCAGCTGCATCTTCAAAAAATTCTATATCGCATGGTGTTTTGTAGACATAGCCTGTCCCCATTATGTCAAACACTGCAGGGCAAGCTTTCCAAGTTGGAATTTTACCGCTTCCATCTGGCATCTCCCATGGCTTACCCGTCATAGGGTTTACTGCAAATCTGTCTGCTTTTCTGTACCAGTCCGGAATTGTTTTTATCGTAGGACTTGGTTTTGATGGGCTTTCTAGATTTAGCCATGGTCTGTTTATTACAAACTTTATGTTATTAGTCTCCAAGACTAGACTCTTCCTCTACCTCGTACGACTGATTAGTGTAGGGACATGTCACGGTTTTTAGCTTTATGGACTTAGTCTCGTGCTTTCCTGCTTGCTCCCCATTGTAGTTAACTGCATCTCGGTACATCTTAGACCAGTCTCCTGTAGCATTTTTTTCCTGGGCCTTTTCGCCATACTTAATAACTTCATCCCAATAACTTTGGGTGGGCTGCTCGTCTGACACCTCTAGCACGTAATCGTTTTCTAATGAGGTAAGAGATATAGGCAAGACTGCTGCAACAGGAGTGTTTGCTGGGATAAGTATTTCTTCGTGTGCCTTGGTTATTTTCCAAGCAATAGGAAGTTCTGGCATATAAAAAGATGTACTTATTAGGGTAGTAAAGCACTGGATTCCAGCAATAAATTGATTTGGAACTGGCATCGTGAGGGTCGTAACTTGCTCGTCTGTCTTGAAGATTAGTCCAGTGTCAAAGCTAATTGTGGCGTTGCCTCTTTTTGCGTTAGCCCATTCATGCCCTTCTAGAATCTTTACGTGATCGGGGGTGGTGTCGTCGATTCCGTCCCAAATAAACCTAATATCTCCTGGAAAAGATATCCCCCAACCTAGACGATTGGTTAGCGCCATTGGAAAGCACATATATGCGTGCTTGTCATGGGAGCTATCCATCCAGTCTCGCGTTGCGGACAACTGCTCGATGTTGGCGGCTGTAGGTCTATTTTTCTGTACTCTAATTAGGCTTACCAATTAGTTTCCTGTTTCTTCTAGAAACATACCACCGTGGAATTTGTCAGAGTAGTCAAGCATAGTCACTAGCGAATACTTTGTTCCAGACTTGACCGGCATTGCCTTGTGCGGGTACATAAAGTTAGACGGGAAAATAAATACGTCTCCGGCGCGTGCTTTTGCTGTTACGCCCTGAAGCCTGAAGTATAATTCTCCGCCTTCGTAGTCATCATTAGGGTATGCAACCAAAGAAACTACACAGTTGTAGGAGTACCCGTGATCGTGGTGCTCCTGGAAGTGCTGCCCTGGGCCATACTTGACGTAGTTGGTGGCTTCCCAGTAGCGAAGTTCTCCGATGTTGTATCGCCTAGTGTAGTCTTTTACGGCCTGAAGCTGTCTGTGCGTGGTGTCGTCAGCTAGCGCTCTCAGTTTATCCCCCCACACTGAAGTGTCAGAGTCAAAATCATTTCTCTTGTACTTAAAGTCTAAGCAATCCCTATACTCTGGGATCTTCATCGAATATCCAACCATTGCTTCTTGATACTCGTAGTCGTTCTCTGGGCTTTGTAGGACTTCTTCTATTCGTTCAATGATATTTAGCTCTTTAGGCAGTACATCGTGATACACCCAAATCCCGCTGCCTGGGACTACTTCTTCGGCAGAGCTCCAAGTCTTTTCGTCGAGAATATACCACTTGGCTAGTCGCTCATTTAGCAACTGCTGCTCTGCTTCGCCTTTTGCTTTTAGGTCTTCTGCTGGGTCCACGTTATTCTCTGCCATATTTGCCTTAGTATCTGAGATCATATTCTTGTACTGTCTGTGATACTCGCTGGTTCACAGAATCTCTATCATTATAGTCACTCATAATCACAACCGAGTACTTAGTCCCAGAAATCATGTCTTGAGACGCGTGCTCGTATATGTATGTGGATGGGAACACTACAATGTCGCCTGCCTGAGGCTTGATGGTCAAATCAAACCGAGGGAACCATAGCTCCCCGCCTTCGTAATTATCATTTAGATAAACCACGATGGACACGGTAGTCACATATGTTGGCCCGTGGTCAGCGTGAATTCGAAAATGAGTCCCTGCACCTTCATATTTTACAAAGTTGAAGGCTTCATATGATCGAATTCCTACCCCCCAGTACTGGCCGTAGTCATCGACACAGCGGCGAACTTTTTGGAAAATTTCATTGTGTACGTCATAAAGCTCAGAATTTTTTTGGCTTCTAGGACCTAACCCAGTGGAGTTAAATTTAAAGTCTTTTGCGTTTCTAGATTCTAGATCTATTGCCTCTGATGTAGTTACGTAGGCACCATTCCAAGAATAGTCTCCTTGACCAGACAGGTTTGACTCCAACGTTTCTATAATTTTGGAGCATCTGTCAGGGTGTAGAGCGCCTCTATATATGTTTATGCCTAAGGCAGGGTTGAGTACTAAAATCTCCGATAGAAGTCGATCTGCCATCCTAGTGCTGGCAGTTTCAGATCTATCTTTAGTAAACCAATCATCCATATGATTAGTCTATATTATTTTTTAAAAGATTCGGACTTAAGTGATAAGAGTCACCTTCGGATAAGCGGCCTTCATCTGCTAAGGTGTAAATGTAGTCAGGCCCTTCAGTGAAATACCAGTGGTCTTCAGGACAAAAGTGAAACATAATTACTTCTACTCTGTTGTTTTCTGGGTCTGGCATAGGATTTCTACCATGTGGAGAGTAGCCCCCCATAAATGCTAGACCTTGACCTGGATTGAAAAAGTATTCAGTGTCTCCCACGATTACTCCCCAGGGGGTAACTGAGGACACACAGTAATCAATCGTGTATCTACAAGCATTGTTGTCTAAATGCGTCTCTAAACTTGACGTTGGTTGGTTGTAGTCTAGGTACACAGAATATGTTGTTTTTAGTGTGCTGTCTCCAAATAACTTTTTAGCTATTGGCTCTAATTTTTTACTAAAATAACTATCAAGCTCTGAAAATTTTTGAACTCTTCTACCAGAATCTTTGTCTATCCAGGACTTGTCTGGAGACTGGGAATCTAGCAACTTTCTTAATTTTGCTCTGTCTTCTTCCGAGAAAAGATTATCTAGAATTCTAGGTTCGAATTTCAAAATTCCTCCAACTTGAATGGCTCTCTATCTCTAAAAAATTGAGCGTGTCGTTCATATGGTAACTTGTCATACATTGGGTCGTACTCGCACCATTTTTTATCTAAGCCTGATCTCTCACAGTAGTTCATAATTGCAGTTTTGGTTACGGTTTCGTACATATCCGTTAACTTCCCTGACAATAACATATTTAGCTTTAACATTGATCTATCCGACTGAGACCAAAAGTGGTCTTTATTTATGTCACTCCAAGGCCGATGGGTAGTCATTCTAGGGAGAAGCTCTCCCTCGTACTCTTTAAATGTGTCGTGATAATAAAATATATCAGATGTTGTGTAGAATCTCCACCCTGCGCACCAAGCTTGGACCGTAGTGTATATCTCTTCCCCATGGTAATTCATATCAGAATCCAAAGGCACCTCTAGGACAAAGTTTTTATCTGAAAAAACCCAGCTAAATTGGAGATAGACATCCTCCACGTACTCGGTGTTAGCTGGGACTTCTACTTGAATAGGGAAACCGTGGCCTGGGATGTAGCCCGAGTTTAGTTCTGGCCTGTATTCATTAACGCTATCATGAGACTTAATAGATCCGTCTAGCGCTGCTTCGAATGATGGTCCGGCGATTGTTATTACTGGCTTATCGCAGTCGACTTTTAGCTTTTTATAGAGGTCTAGGCTTCTTTCGTCCCAGGTGGGGGTAAATCTGTTGTGGCCACATGTGTATAGGATGTAGTCATAGTTAAAGGTGGCTGCAGCTTCTATAGTTTTTGCTCTTGACCATAAGACCCCTCGATACTCGGAAAGATCATATTTATGGTAGATAATCTGCTCTTGGGGTATAAAGTCTAAATTGGCGTGAAGGCTGTTCGACTCCTGCTCCGAAACTACAGAAAAAATCAAATTTTCTGGATTTTTCGCTGAGTTATAGCAACTTCTAATAGTCTCTTCTAAATACTTTTCTCTATATGCGATAACAGAAACTAGTATTTTATTTTTAGACATGCTTGTAGCCTTCAATATTGTCAATAAAGTTTTCTGGCACTACGTCGCACTGTTGGCACTCGCCGCCCATGCACGGGTAATTTCCATCTGGTAGCCCGTCAAATCTAGGGGCGTGTCCAGAGTATTCATAATATCGAACATCGCCGTCGAGCTTGTACTTACCCATTAGCTCTGACCATTTGTCGTACTGACTGTCGTCATACATATCTATGTCGTACATCCAATGAGTGTCGTCTACAAACAATGCAAACATAACTATGACATAAGAGTTTTCATCATTTGACGGGTATGGAGGTCTAGAGTGTGCTTGCTGCTGAGCCATAAAAAATAACGCAGAGTTTTCTTTTTCGTGGAAAACTTCTCCGTCTACGATGATGTCCCAGGATACGTTAGGGGATTCTATGCATATATCCATAGTGTATTGGGTGCCAGGCTGATCCATGTGCTCCCACAAATAGGGAGTTACACCTTTGTGTTTTTGATATCTGGTAAACCAAATACTCTTTAGCCTAAGTGAATCGACTCCCCAGGAATCTTTTCCTTTTTTAGCTAAAAAATCCCATATATGCGTAGGGATATTTATTTCTGTCACCCAGCGGCCAGTTATTGTGTGGTACTGAGCAGCGTTAGGGCTTGTTGGATCAGAATCGGGCCCCCAGCTAACTTTTGTCTTCAGTAGATTTTTTATCTCGGACAAAATATCTTCCGGGAATATGTCTTCCACCATAAAGGCAGGTTTGCCTTCTGGAAGAGGCCAAAGAATGTTTGGACTACTGTCTGCATGTATTGGCATAGCACCCTACTAAATAGAAAAGAGCAGATTTCTCTGCTCTTTCTATTATATCTAGCAAGTATCCCTACTTGTTCTGATCTTCCTGCTCGCTGTCTAGCTTCCTAGGGTCGATAGATTTGATAGCAAATCTAGGTGGGAAGAACGGCGGGAAGAACGGTGGGAAGAACGGTGGGAAGAATGGCGGGAAGTAGGGGAATCTAGGTGGGAAGTAAGGAGGGAAGTAAGGAGGGAAGAATGGTGGGAAGTAAGGAGGGAAGTAAGGAGGGAAGAATGGTGGGAAGTAAGGAGGGAAGTAAGGAGGGAAGAATGGTGGGAAGTAAGGAGG